AGCTCTCATCGATAAGCGAAGAGCTATTTCTATAAAGGACAATGGTAAAATGGATTGGGACACTTTCTTTGATCCTAAGAACATTGATCTTGACCAACCACACGATGCTGTAATTAAAATGGCTCAAATGCTAGATGCAGCTGGCCACATGATTGTTATTTTTAGTGGAAGATCTAAAGCTACTAAAGACGCTACTAAAGCTTGGTTAAAAAAGTTTGATGTACCATTTAATGTATTGAAGATGAGACCGACTAGCAGCGACTTTAAGTTTATGCCGGATGACGATCTTAAGAAGAAATGGTTTAACGACTTATTTCCAACACAAGGTCATATTGACGATGTAGTTTGTGTATTTGATGACAGACAAAAGGTAGTTGATATGTGGAGAGATATGGGTTTAACTTGTATGCAAGTTGCACCTGGTAATTTTTAAAATAAAACAATATGAAATTCAAAGATTTAAAATTTAAGAAGCAACATCATGGTGGCATCGGAGCTACTGTAAAATTTAAAGATGTTACAGTAAGTATTCAAGCTGGTAAGTTTGTTTACAGTACTCCACGCGAGGACTTAAGTAGTTCTAGTAAATTCAGTTCATTCGAAGTTGCTATATGGGAGAATTCTGAGGAAGGAAGTTTTGTCACTGATAAGTTTTTAGACACTAATGACGAAGTTGCTGGATGGACTGGTAAAGATGACATCGATAATCTTTTACAGAAACTAAGTTAATGAGTAGTAGAATGTTTACATGGTGGCGTAGATTTCACGGTGGTGTAAAACTACCTAAGAATTATCTATATAAAGGCGCTAGTGAATTTTTACAGAGAATAGAATTTGGTGAGTATGAGTTTAATAATTTAGGCAGAGAAGTTCATTTAGAAGATGCAATCCACAAAGCTGAAATTAAAAGAATTACTGAAGAATCACCATGGCTCAAAGAAGATACATTAGAAGAGGCTATCAGAGATTCTAGAAAACAAATGAATAAGCGTAAAGATAAAATCATGTCTGCACACCTAAAGGCGGAAGATTTATTGTTACGTGAAATTAGAAATAAACTCGCAGAGGAGTTTGATCTAGAACACTCTCTTATTGAAAAAGAAATGGAAGAGTTTGATGGTACGACTAGAGAACTTTACTTTCATATTAAATCAATTGCATTGGACCGAACATTCAGTGCAGATAAACAACCTCGATTAATACCTGAACAACCTCGACATATATTAAAACCTAAAGAAAGAAAATATGCTAAACTCTGGGTTAAACTAATAAAAGAAAACAAATGGCAGGACTTTTTAAATTGGGATCAATTGAAACAATAGCAAAAAACAATATACAATATACATGCTAGCAGATATGACACTCCTAAACATTATTACACTATACGTGATGTGTGGTATAATATTTAACTTAGCGTATGATCTATTGGTTTCAGGAATCAAAGACGAATCGCTTAGGTTTAATCACACACAGAGAATTGGTGTTACAATTATTTGGCCAGTGTATGCCATACTCTTTATTATTAACTTTATTAAAACTATATTTGGAAATGACAAAAAGTAATTACGGGTACTGTTGTATCAATACCACGTTACAGAAATCAGATAAGATTACCACAAACAGAGGTATGATCAAGCGTACGTTTGCAGAAAAGGGCATTGTATACGCATCTGAATTAGCATTACTTAATGCCAAAGACTTAGTTAAGATTGTTAATTGGAATAATCGCAATGGTATCAAGTTGTTCCGTATCAGCTCTGACATGTTTCCATGGATGAGCGAGTATGAATTGTCTGATTTACCAGATTATACTAAGATTGCTAATACACTTAAAGGTGCTGGTAAAATAGCAATGGATAACGGTCAAAGATTAACATTTCACCCCGGCCCATTCGATGTTTTAGCATCACTTACTCAGCGAGTAGTTGACAAATGTATCATTGATCTTAATAAACACGGCGAGATCATGGATCTACTTGGTTTACCACGTGATCATTCTGCACCTATCAATATCCATGTCAATACTACACAGGGTGGTAAAGACGAGGCAATGCAAAGGTTTGTAGATAACTTTTATTTATTAGATGCAGGTGTGCGTAAGAGACTCGTTGTAGAAAACGATGACAAAGAAAGTCAATATACTACCGAAGATCTATATGTAGGCATACACAATAAAATAGGTATTCCTATTACATTTGATTATCACCATCATTGGTGTCATCCTGGAGAATTGACTCAGGAAGAAGCACTTAAACTGGCATCAACTACATGGCCAAAAGATATTAAACAATTAGTACATTTTTCTTCCTGTCAACAATTACATGAAGATGAAACACAAACAAATAAACGTGCACACTCAGATTATATCTATGAGTATATTGAAACATATGGTCTAGATTTAGATATTGAATTAGAAGCTAAGGCTAAAGAATTGGCACTTCAAAAATATGTGAAACAATTTCAACATCAACTAGTATAACCCTTATAAAATTACACTTATGAAACACCTAAACAAATTACTCCGTCATTTCGGTACATTCTTAACTTATATGTTAAATAATCAAATGGGAGTTCAGTCAAATATATTTTGGCTTGTAGCATTATTCAAAATAAACACAGACCAGTTTTGGACATTTGCTGTTCCTGCTATTTTATTCAGAGGATTGCAAATGATAATCGATGAATTAAAAAACAAAAAAAATTAGATTTATGAATTTAAAGGTAGAGGCGCTAAGATTGAAATATGAAGCGCAGAAGTTAGAAGCTCTTGCAACATTAGAAGTTTACATGAAAAACTCAGCAGGAATCGGTGAACACCCACAGATTCTAGAAGAAATGGATAAATTAGTAAGGTCGTATGCAGACGCAGACGATTGTCTAGAAACATTAAACGAGATTTTCACAACAACTGACGATGGTACAGCATTGGCTGATTCAGGCTCCGTCAACAGTTAGATTATTTAGGCATAATATATGTTGGGGTCAAAGGGAAGCGAATAGCTTCCCTTTTTTTTGTGATATATAAACCATGAGATACATTAAAGCTTATGAGGGTTTTATAGGAGAAGGCAGATCTAGATATGATGGACTTGCATCTAAGCTAACTAAACTGACATTTAGAAAATGGGTAGACACGTATAAAAGTGGCAATGCTGTCATTAATTATGGTGATCAAATAGAAGAACGCGGAAGAGTTAATTTAGAATTTGATTTTGAAGCTACTCTCCATGTTGATAAAAAGTTTAAAGGTTTTGAGGTTTTGCCATCGACTGGTGCAGATGGCCGAGACGAGGATGATGAAGGTGATTTTCAAACTCCATATATTATTATTGATTTCGGTATTAATCCAGATTGGATTCCAGGGGAATGGTCAACTGTTTATTTTCATTTAGCAGATGTTATTCGCCATGAAATGGAACACATTACACAGGACGGTGTAGATACAGGTAACTATAGATATGGTAAACCAATTGAAGACGATAGTGAAATGAGAAGTCTTATTAATATGAAACTTTTACCTTATGCACATTATTTAATGTTACCTAAGGAAGTTGATGCAAATTTACAAGGACTTAGATTTGAGGCTAAAAAAAGAAAAGAGCCGATGAGTGATGCAGTTAACAGATACTTAGATACTCAATTAGAAAGTGGTGTAATTGACAAAAAAGAATATGTAGAAGTATTAGATCTTTGGAGAAAAAGAGCCGCAAAAATAGGGGGAATCCCAAAATTTTAACATGAGATACATTAAAGAAAAGGCACCTAGCGTAAAAAGCAAAGTTAAGCAAATCAATAAAAAGATTGGTAAACTGGTTTCTAAAAAAGAGGATGCTATTAATAAAGCCAAAGAACTGGCAGATTCTGAAGAACCTTCTGGAAAAATGCAAGCTTCTTTAGCTAAAATTCAACTTAGACAATCTGAAAGCGAGGCTGAAAAACTAATGTTACAAAAACAAGCCGAAATTCTTAAAGGTAAAATAGACACTGCCAAGAAAAAAGAAAAAACAACTAAAGACATAGATATAGAAGAGATGGAAAATAGACCTATCACAATACTCGAAGGTGTAATGTCTGATATACACCATATGATTAGTAACCACAAAAACTTTGACTCTTTTCAAAAAGAATTCTTTAAAGAATACGGTCACAAAAAGGTAATGAAGAAAACACCTGAATTCTTAGAATGGTTAGAAGCACTATATACTGACAGTCAATTTGCAGTTGCTGAGGCAGATGCAAAACCAGGACCAGATCCATATATGAGAGGTTTAGGTGGTGACGAAGAAGAGAAGAAAGCTGTTAAAATGAAAAAGCAAGCTGAAATGGAAGATGATGATCCAGATGCTTATAAAGAATTACCAGGCGATAAAGAAGCCAAAGATAAAGGTGAAGTCAAAACATCTAAACATGTAAAGAAATATCATGAGCTATATGGTGATAAAAAAGACGAATCAGTAGTTAATGAAGATAAAGCCGAAGGTGACAGAGGTAAAATATCAGATGCTAAAATAGAAACAGCGCTTAAGACTAAAGCTGAAGAAACGGGTGTACCGATTGCTTTAATTAGAATTATAATGCGAAGAGGTATGGCTGCATGGAAAACTGGCCACAGACCAGGTGCAACTGAACAACAATGGGGATATGCACGAGTAAATGCATTCTTAACTAAAGGCGACGGTACATGGGGTGGAGCAGACAAAGATGTTGCTAAAGAAGTTAGAGATGGTGGTCATGACAAAGGACTTAAAGAAGGTGTAGAATCAGAAATTGGATTAAGCGATAAATTGGGTAAATTCAAACATTCAAAGCCGTCGAAAGAATCTGAATCGCCTAACAATATAACATGTGGCAATTGCTCATGGACTTGGTTAAAGCAGGATGGCGGAGATGACATGTATACTTGTCATAAATGTGGAACAGATAACGCACCATCTTTAGGAGAATCAATGATAAACGAGGAAGATACTTACAACGATTATCCTGCCGCTGCCAAGAAAAATGCTAAGAAAGCACTTGATTGGAGAGACGAACACGGAAGAGACGAAGTAGATGCAGGTACTGCAGTCGGTTGGACACGTGCAAATCAATTAGCTAAAGGTGAAAAGATCTCAGCTGACACTGTAAAGAGAATGGCATCGTTTAATAGACATAGAAAAAATTCATCAATTAAACCAGAATTAAAAGCAACACCTTGGAAAGATAAAGGTTATGTTTCTTGGTTAATCTGGGGTGGAGATGAAGGTGTCGATTGGGCAATGAAAAAATCAAAAGAAATAGACAACATGAAAGAGTCAAAACAAATGAGGTATATTAAACCTCTTACTGAAGGCATATATGCTAAACAAAGTAAAATTCAACCAGGTGAGTATATTCAAACTCAATATGGTTATTTCTACAAAAGAGTTGAAGGTCAAGTTGGAGGCCAAGATGCTTATGTTGAAATAAAGAAAGGCAAAGAAGGAAAGAAAAAGACTAGTATTCATGATACGGTTGATTTTAATATAGTTGATAAATCTATAGCTCTTGATGAATCATTAGTTACTGAAGCTTCTGAAGATAGAATGATCAAGCAAATTGAAAGAGCTCTTAAAGATGGTACTTCTATATTTAAACTTCCAATGGCTACTCAAAAATACTATAATAAAAATAAGAGTGACTTTGAATCTGTAGTTACTGAAGGTATGTCTAAATCTGCTATCAAAAAAGCTATTAAAGTTATCGACCAACAAATTGAAGATGAAGTAGGTGGAGATGGTGAACCTTTAGATAATGAAACACTTCAAGCATTAGAACAAGAAAGAGAAAGATTATTAGGAATGAACGAAAGTAAATTCTCACCAAAAGGATATGCTCAGCGTGTTGTTGATGGTACTATTAAAATCAAAGATGCAATGAAAGAAGCTGGTATTTCTCTTGGCAATATGGCTAAATTAATAGCGAAAATAGATAAATCATTTGACGTTAATGCTGCATTCTTGGAAAAGAACGTAATGCAAAATGATCCAGAAAAATATGTTGAATCTAGAAAGAACTTAAAGTTTGTAAAACACTTACATGAATCTTTTATAAATGACAAAGATATTAGTGACTGGGAAAAAGAACATGGTAACTTACCTATTCCTAAAAAAATCATTGATATTTCAAAAGACATGGCAAAGGAAGGTTTTATTAGAAAAGCAACTAAATCAGTTCAAGCTAAATTATGGATTGGATTAGAAGGCAAATCATGGATGGAAATGAAAGATCAGTTCGGAGATATTGTTGGTACATTTTATGGTAGTACATTTTACACTCAAATGACAGACACTATGTCGGAAAGAGCTGCATATTATGCATACTCAGTTTCTATGGGAATTTCAGATAAAGTTGCAAATGACGAAGAAATTGAACCAGCATACTATGAAATGAAAGAATATTTCAATGCATTTGGAATGGACTATGGTAGAAGTAGGATATTTGACAGAGCAGTTAGTGAATTAGAATCTTGGATGAAAAAACAGAAGATTACGACTTTATAAATTAAACGTGATATATAATAAAAGAAAACAATAATAAAATATTATGGCAAAACAAATATTATCGTTCGAAGAGTACAGCAAGAACCTAAAGGGATCTGATGTAGGAGAACACGACAATCCAGAAGGTTATCCAGCACCAGAAGGAGAAACTGATGACGTTGAAAATTTTAACGATCAAGAAGTAGAAGAAGAAGAAGACAGAGAAGACGAAGTTGCAGATGCTGACGACGTCGAAGAAACTGAAGAGGTTGAAGAGGACGAAGAAGAGCAAGGAACTGAAGAACCTGAAGAAGCAGCGTTGAAAGTTGCTGAACAAATGGTTAAAACCTATAAGAGCGTTGTTATGGAAGCATGCGAATATACAGGTGATGATTATGAAGATCATACTCTATCAACTTACATGAAAGAAAATGCTGCACTAGTTGCAACATTAGCAGCTCAAGCTTTAGAAGAAGCATATACAGCACTTAATGAAGATCAAGAAATGTCTAACGAAACTTACGAAGCTATGATGAGCGAAATGAGTGAAGCTTATGTTAACAAAATTGATCAATGTAGAGAAGCTTTCACAGGTGATCCAAGAGGAGCAGCTGAAGAAGAAGGTGAATAAGGAAGTATAATTCCAATCATATTTTAATTAAACTTTTTAAGAAGTCCGTGTATAATACATGGACTTTTTTATTTAAACGAGATATGCCTAGAATACCAGTAGATTTAATATACATGCAGATGGCTTACCAAATAGCCAAACTATCCTATGCCGAAAGAAGACGCGTAGGTTGTGTTATTGTAAAAGATACACAGATCATATCCACAGGATATAACGGTACACCATACAATTTCGATAACAAGTGTGAAGAAACACAAACACGAAGTGTCGATAATCCTGACCATATGTTAATTCTAATGGAGAAGGGATATGACTGTAAAGATGGATGCTGTTCTAAAGAGGTAACTAAAAGAGAAGTTTTACATGCAGAATCAAATGCTTTGGCAAAAATTAGTAAATCAACGCTCTCTTCTGAGGGCGCAGATCTTTATACTACTACATGTCCATGCTTTGACTGCGCAAAATTAATTATTCAATCAGGTATTAAGCGAGTATTTTTCTCAGAGGACTATAGAGATATGGCAGGCGTTGAGCTTTTAAAGAAAGCAGGTATCGAAGTAAAAGAAGTTATATGCTGGAACGATCTATAGATCAAATTATTGATGGCGCACTAGAGACTAGTGTTTTTGGCAAGGGATTTGAATTCAGAAAGAATCAAAGAGAGATCATTACTAAAATATGTGAAGCTTACAAAAAAGATCCGGATTCTACTGTCGTAATTGACGCACCGACAGGGAGTGGAAAATCTTTAATTGCAATGTGGACATCATATATTCTAAAAGAACATGGTAAAAGAGGTTACTTAGTAACCAGTGATTTGACACTACAAGACCAGTACGAATCTGATTTTATGAGACTTAAATTAAATTGGCCATCTATTAGAGGTGTAGACAATTATGAATGCAGTGTCAATGGTTTGCCATTCTCATTAGGAGATTGTAAACTAAAAGGCATGGGATATGAAGCTGCTAAAGAATTATCATGTTACAGTTCTTGTGAATATTTACAAAATAGATCTAGAGCCATTGAGCAACCTATCGCTTTATTAAATTATGCATTCTGGTTAATTCAAAGAAATTATGTTGATGCTAAAATGAAACTAGATGATAGACCAGTTCCATTTGAAAAAAGAGATTTTGTGTTTTTTGACGAAGCACATAAAATAGATGAAATAGTTCAAAGTCATTTTAGCCCTAGAGTTGATCCTTCATTAGTAGATAAAATATTAGAAGCTACTAGATTTTCTAATAAACAAGGATTTGGTAGCAGTGCATATACTCGTGGTAAACTAACAAGTCTTATTAATGATTTAATGAAAGGCGATAAGTCTACTGTTTTCGAAGCGTTACAAGAATTTGATAGCATTCTTAAAGTATATGGCAAAATCAGAAACGAAGGTAATAAAGCAGCTAAGCTTAGATATAAAAGTCAGACTCTTCCTAGAGATTGGCAAAAAGCATTTGGTGTATTTGATAGATTAAAGGACACACATTGTAAAATAAACGATTATGTTGCTTTAATAAAACTGGTAGGCGTGGATAAAATGGTATTAGACCAAAGAGAAGAAGAATCTACATTCAAATGTGTAGAAGAGGCGCTTATGATTAACAAGTATCTACATGAGCAATCAGGATTTAAAGTATTTATGAGTGCCACTATTGGTGATCCTAGATCTTTTGTTAAAATAATGGGAATTAAGAACGCACAATTTATTAGATTAGATAATGTATTTAATTACGATAAATCTCCAGTTGTTTTTGTAAACAGACACAAGCTCACATATAGAGAGAAGGTTAAAAGCTTACCACATGTGGTTGCTATCTTAGATCAAATTATTGATAAACACAAGGGACAGCGCGGTATCATACACACTGGATCCTATGAATTTACTAATTACATTAAACAAAACACTAAGCATAATTTTAGATTAATGGATTATGAAAATTCTAGAGAGAAAGCAGGGATGATTGAGTTGTTTAAAAAGAAAAAAGACGCAGTGTTAATGGGACCATCATTATTAGAAGGTCTAGATCTTAAGGATGATATTAGTCGTTTTCAAATCTTCTTTAAAGTACCATATCCTAATCTAAACGAACCGCTTATTAAAGCCAAATTAAATACTTCAAATGAGTGGTATGATTGGAAAACTGGTATTAGTATTATGCAAGGTGTCGGTAGATCAGTAAGAAGTGAGAGTGATTGGGCTATTACATATATCCTGGATGCTAGCTTTAAAAACCTGATAAATAAGAAGGGATTCTTCCCTCCATCCTTTTTAGAAAGGCTTAAAACTATAAAATAATGGCATATACTTCAATAATAATAGATGATTTTTACGAGAATCCTGAAGAAGTTAGAGATTTTGCACTAGAACAAGACTATTCAATTAGTGGTAATTTCCCCGGAAACCGAACACTTCCCTTTCTAAATGATAGTATCAAACAATACATATCTGATCACATGGTACCACTTCATGGTAAAATAACATGGGTAACTGAAGAATATACTGGAGCATTTCAGTACACTACACAAGAAGACAGAAGTTGGATGCATGCAGATGAAAACAACAAATGGGCTGGAGTTTTATATTTAACACCAAATGCACCACTTACTGGTGGAACTGGAATTTTTAAACATAAAGCAACTGGTCTATATAAGATACCTAGACTTTCTAATGGAGAAATAGATGTTGAGTTGACAGATGTACTATATAGAGACTCGAGAGACATGACTAAATGGGAAATGGTAGATTTTATTGGAAACGTATACAATAGATTAGTCATTTATCAAGGTGATTTGTTTCACACCTCTCTAGATTATTTTGGAACAGATATTAATAACGGAAGATTGTTTCAGACATTCTTCTTTGACACAGAAAACTAAAAAATGGGATTTAACAAAATGTATTTACCGGAAGTAGAGGAATTAAAAGAATTCTTAATTAAAAATGGAAATCAGAAATTTATAGAGAGATGGTGTGTACCCTTTCAAAAGAGAGATGCAATCATCGGGCCTGAAGGTTCAATTGATTTTATTAAACAATTTATAAAACAAGAGTATAATGATAGTAGAACTGTTAACAACAATATATCAGGCTCTACGAAATAGGCGTAAACCGCTTAAAATTAAAGAAGATATGAGTGTAGAACAAAAAGAAATTAAGGAAGTTCCGGCAAAGATTTTTGTTTGGAGTAAAACAGAAAGGGCAGGTAATATAGTTACTGAAGACCTAACTAAATCAGATGCAAATTTTATTGCTTTCACTGATGGCTCTAGGTGTGCACGTAACTTGTTAAGTGAAATGTTATTTCAGGCTAAAAGCGAAGAAGATGCTAACATGTTGGCACTAGATCTAAATCCTGCAGCATCTACTTTAAGAAAACCTAATGTCAATACCAAAACTGATGTTAAGGTAATTAAAAGTACAGTACAAGAAACTCAACCCGCTGAAATTAATGTAATGATGGAAATGCTCAGAAAAATGAGTGCTAAAAATCATGCACAAATGCCAGTTAAAGTTAACATTCCTTCAAAAGAAGTTTATGATCTATTTAAAGATCAGATGGACATTACTAAAAAAGATCTTAATAATCAAATTGGACTGCTCGTAGAAAGTCAGATAGATAATTTAAGAGAGCAACTAAAAGAACAAATAGAATCATTCATTAAAAACTATTACAATGGAACAACAACAAAATCAAACAGCACCGAATCGTAGACAACGAAGAGCTTACTTAAAACAACAAGGTATTATTAAAGCACTTTCTAAAATGCCGTATTTTGGTGAAGTAAGATCTAAAGTAAGATCAGAAAACATAGCATATGGTAAGAAACTACATGCAGAAAACACTGCTAGAATCGAAGAACTAAATGCTACTAGATTAGAAGCAGCGTTAGACGTAGCTAAAATCTCATGGAAAGAACAAGGTTATGATGCCGCTGAAATGGAATTATTAGAAGAAGCGTGGGCTCTTAGTGCAATTAAAGATAAAGAGACTTATCGAGAAGATAAGAAAAAAAGAAAGCAATTGTTAGCACAAGTTAAAGAACTAAGGGCTAACAGAACAAAATAATCTACTGAATGATTACAATTAGTATAGAACCTGCGGACAATGGATTAATCAAATTTGTATTTGATGATAATGTCAATGGAGGAGGAGAAGAGTACACATCTAGAACTGTATATGAATTTGAAGGTTCTAAGACAAGAACAAATCAAGTTAAATTTCTTAAGGAATTAGTTATGGATTTAGGCATGTCAACTGGAACGCAATTAGATGCTAATGAGATGGTTATAAAAACAGAATGGGGCGTAAAATACACTCCTAATCAAAAAGAACTAAAACTAAAGGTCAAAGAACTTGAGATGCAGCTTAAGTATTATAGATCACAAATACAATAATGACTTTAAAGATAGACGGCGTCTGGTGCAAAACTAAAACAGAATTTGAAAAATTAGCGAAATCTAGAGATTATGATCTCGCAGTATCATATTTTGATATTTTTAATCGTTTGATTAAGAGTGATCCATATGGATCAGAACCGTCACATATCATTGTAGCACTTTATATTAGAAAGATGTTACAAAAACTAATCACAGATTCTAGTGAAGTTGAAGAGATTTCAATTGCGTATATGTTTAAAGAACTTGACACTAGAAGTGTTTTAGGTTTTAAAGACTTTATAGAAGATCTTGTTCAAGATCGTGATATTAGCTTAGACTTAACTATTATCAATAGATGTGATTACCCTAAAAGAGGTGTCCTCAGTAGATTTGATAATGTTAAGTTTATAGATAATGATTAAACACAAACTATTTTCAAAAGGAGAACAAGTCCAAGCATTAATCTCCACTACTCAACAACCTAACGTACTTATTCCAGTTAGGGCAACTATCTATGACGTAAAGTTTGACGATACCAATCCTCAGTATCAAATAAGAATTAAAAAGTTTTATGATAACGCATACTTCTTAAAGAAGAATATTTTTGGTGGAAGGTTTATTAAAAACTTTGAAGGAAAGGACACTAAGATAAATGTCAAAAGAGCAGGTTACAGTACAGTTAAAGAAATAGAGGATAATTTATTCAATGGTGATAAATGGAAGAACTACTTAATCACAGTAGACTCCGTGTTCTGTACTAAGACGCGCAGTGAACAGATTAAACTATTTAATAATATACAAACGTTTCAAATAGAAATGTGTATGAAGGAGCTGTATGAGCTTTCTAACAGGGCAACATATAGTTCGGGTGAATTCTTCTATAATTCTCAAGGTGAATTTGTTGCATCACTTAAAAAATTCTTAGGTAATCGTTTACCTTCTGATCCAAACTGGAGTGTTGATCTCCTATATCGTCCAGAATCTTCTGAAATGGACGATGTAGAATGGGTTTGATATATACCTTACAGATAATTATATTAATGTAATATAATTGTTAAGATATATAAATAAACACAACATTATAGATGGCAGATTCAAATTTTACATATGTCGGACCTGGGGCAACTGACGCTTACGTTACATTAGCTTGGGCTAACGGCGATGAATTCGAAACACCTAAGTTCACTATTGTCGAAAATGCAGATACTGGAGAATTCACATATGTGTACCATCCAGTTTTAGGTTATCCTATTACTCCAAAGCCAGAAGTTAAACCAGATTCACAAGGTAATACAACAATAGATTCAGGTGCACAAGATACACCACCAGGTGCTAATAGCATGTATGGTGTAAATGATGTTGACTCCAGAAAATACACTGTTGGTAAAACAGTTAGTGGAACGGGTGGAGACAAAATAGAGGATGCAGGTCAAACTGTATCTGCGGGTGCAGGACTTAATTCTAAAATGAATGCGTGGTCTTTACACAAATATAAAAACCGTTCAGATTCTTCTAAAGATGATATGGCAAGTGGTAAAGACTCTTATAATCACGCTGTATTCCATCACAATTTAAAAGAAGCATATAATCCAACTGCTAGTAATATCGTAAATGAATCTAAGGAACATCCTTCTATTGCATACACATATAGTTATAATGATTTTATACAAGCAGAACATTATGGTAAAATATCGAACGATTATTTAATTACTCTAAGAAGATTTCCATACCCTGTTCAAGATGATCTTAAGAATATGAATATTCCTGGTAAAGATGGTAAACCAGTCGACGGTTCAATGCCAGACCTTGCTAGAGCCATAACATGGATGTCGCCTTCTTTAGGAAATGAAATGAAAAACATTCTTAAGTTTGGAACTAAATTCAATTGGAAAGAAGTAGAATCAGAAATTCAAAAAATTACAGCAAGTGCTGGTAAAAAAGGTAAACTAGGTGCAATGATTGATGGAAGTCCATTATTGAGTGCAGTGAACGCAGGTGCAAATAACGTTAGTCCTGAACAAGCTATTAGAATAAAAGATAAAGGTGCTGGTTGGGATCCAACTAGTGAAACATATCCTAACAAAGTATTTGGTCCTTTAAATGTAATTAAAAAAGTATTAACTAAACAACAAGGTTTAGAATTTGATCAATCATTTGAACTTAATTTTCATTATGATCTTAAAGGTTTCGCAGATACGAGTCCTAAGGTTGCATTCATGGACACATTATCTAACATACTCGCATTAACATATAACAACGCTCCTTTCTGGGGTGGTGCTACTAGAGGTTTAGGTAGTGGTAGTGTTGGTAAACCATTTGGTGATATAGCTAAACTTAAAAGTGGTGATTATAAAGGCTTTTTAGGTTCAGTTGCTACTCAGATAAAAGGTGGAGCAGCATTTGCAATGGGTGATCTTGGTAATGCAGTGAAAGGTGTTGCTAATGGTAAAGGTTTAAATGCATTGGGTGACTCTAAGATTTTAGATAATATTGTAGGTGGTGGTTTAATGAAAATGATGAATAGTCCACAAGGTGCTTCAACTGTTGCAGCTTTCTTAACTGGTGACCCAACTGGCCAATGGCATGTTACTATAGGTAATCCTATGAATCCAATGATTGTTTGTGGAAACTTAGCAATGATGGAAAGTAAAATAGAATTTGATGGACCATTAGGATATGAAGGTTTTCCTAGTAAATTAAAGCTGACTGTGCAAATGAAGCCCGGTCGACCTAGAGATAAAAGTGAAATAGAATCAATGTTTAATGCAGGTAGAGGTAGATCTTACTTACAACCAGACGTTGAAGGATCAATCGATGTTAATCAAATGTTTGATACAAGTGCGTATGGTAATAAAGACAACACCGCTGCTCACGTTACTAAGGCATTCCTTAAGAGAGTTTCAGATCTTAACGCTGGATAAAATTACAATATACTATGGATTTTAAAACACTATTAAATAAAACTTACAATACAGTCAAACTAGTCATGACTCAGCCAACCATGATGTTTAGAAACAAAGCGAATGCTGAAATCATAGCTGAACACGTTGTTACTGAAGATGATAAAGTTAGACCTGATTTAATTGCGCTAAAGTATTACGGTGATCATACTAAAACTGACATGATCTTAAAATTCAACAGGATTTCGGATCCATTTAGTATAATGCCAGGTGAAGTTATATTAGTACCTTCACCCGATACTGCATACTATAGATTAGAAAGACCAATGTCTATTGAAGATAATATTGTTAAAAGACAATTTGTAGACACTAAGAGACTGAGTGAGAAAGATCAAAGAAGAATAGAAGCACTTAAAAAGAAATACAACAAAGAAACTCTTTTGCCACCTAACGTAATTCCAGTTGGTAGAAAAAATTACGAATTCAATGGTAATCAAGTTAGAATGGGTGCACAGGTTCAAACAGATCCTGTTACAGAATCCATTACAGCTGAGGTTATTGCTTCACAAAATGCTGAAAATGCCCAAAGTAAAAGAGATGCAATACTTGCACAACAAGGCAACGGAGACAATAATGATGGAACAACAGGTGATGGAACCAATAATGGTGATGAAAGCGGTTTTACAGATACACAAGCGGATAAAGCGTTGGAAGGAGGTTCTGGTAAAGGAGGTTCTAATAGCGGAGCAAATGGCCAATCAAATGAGGACACTGGTGGAAAAAGCGATAGCGCAGACGGCACTGGCGATAATAACAATGGAGGTGATAATGAATCTGGTTCAGATCAGAATACTCCGCCAAGCGATGATAGTCCTTGTGCAAAATAAGTTAATTACAATTAATAGATGGATTTAGAACATAATATTTTAGCAGTAGTAGAACCAGCATTAATGCCTTCAGAAATAGAAATGTATGCTGCTGGTGAAGAAAATGGAGGTGATAAACAAACTAAACAAACTGGTAATATTGAGCCGTTCATATCTGTAAACAAATACGTTTTTGGTAGAGACAATATACAAAGCGTGGATTTAGATTTATCAGGCATAGTACCTAAATGTAATATTAGTGTTGTTGATAATAAACAAGCATTTGATGTTGATCACTATCCAAGAGACGGTGATACATTTGTTTTATTAATAAATTCTAAAAATCAAGAAACGTTTAAGTCTATTCATATGGACTTTGATATTACAGAGATAACAAACGAAAGAGAAGTTGATGGCGAGCCAGCAACGATCAATATGTCAGGAATTGCTAAAATACCTAAACTATTTGCAGAAAATTGTCAAACTTTAGATGCTGCAGGTTCTTTAGATCATCTTGAATTAGTAGCTCGAGAACTTGAAATTGGACTTGCAACTAATATTGACGCAACCGATGATAGTCAATCCAGAATACAAGCATATGAAACTTATTTAGAGTTTATTAAATCAATCGCAAAAGACGCTTATATTGATGAGGAATCTTTTACAAAATTTTACATAGATCAATATTATTATTTGAATTACGTTGAAGTAAATAAGATTTTTAATTCTTCTAACCCAGATATAAATGATTTACAAGTAGCTTTGGCTTCATCTGCACAATCTATGGGTGAAGAAGGTAATGGAGATGGTGAAGATCCTGACGATATTGAAATGCCATTAATGCTTACTAATAATCGTGAGGTACAAGGTATGAATAATTATGCCGATAAAGTTGAGCTTATCAATAATTCTAGTAAAATAAGTTTAAAAGCTGGTAACAAAAGAAATATAATGATCTATGACAATAATAGTGATTCTGATAGATTACAGCAATTTGATATAGAACCATTATCTTCAACAAATCTTAGAGACATTGAAGAACCACTTAAAGGTAAAAGAACAGAAGAACGCTATCAACAAAACGTTAAGTTCAAATACATGGGTAGACAAAATGCAGGTGACGATGGTTTAGGTAATACACATAAAAATGCTATTTACTCTAAGTTGTTCCAAAAACAAAATGAAATGGAAACTCAGAAAATGAAGGTAAAAGTTACTTTAAGTAGTTTTAATCCTGCAATATATAAGTTTCAAAAAATTCCATTGTTAATGTATCACTATGATGGTGTAAAAATTAAAGCAGCTGAAGAAGCACAAGCTAAACAAGACGAAGCAGGTTTTACTGAACAAGCAATAGTGCCTGATAGCGGCGAAAGATCTGGAGTCGATGAAGAATCTAATTCACAGGTAGTAGATAGGTTTTTAACAGGATTCTATATAATAGAAAACATAAACATAAACTATGACATTGAAACTGGTTTATCTCAAGAAGTTACTCTAATTAGAAGAGAGTGGCCAACTAAGGTGGCAGATTTAAAGGAATAGAAATCGAATATATAGGATATGCAGCAAGATTTATTTAAACATAGTAATGAGTTCAGAAAGGGAACTAGACTTAGAACAATCAATGAGGATCCAACTTATTTGAGTTGGTTAATCATGTTTTTCTGGCAAGATGCTGGTTCACCTTTATTTAATGGTGCTGCTGAAAAATATTTATTAGAAACCGTAGGCGGAGAATACGGTAAGGGTTTAGCAGACAACTTAAATGCTTTTAAAAAGCTGTTGATGAAAATTAACACAGAGATGCCATGGTTTTGGCAAACTATTTCTGGCCTAGAGCAATCACAAATATATGAAAAATTAGCAGAACCATATTGGGGTGCAAAAGATCCTAAATTAGAAATAGAATGCTTAGAAGAAAATGTTGATTTAACTGCAATATCTTTGATGGATTTATATAAAAAATCTGTATTTGATTTTAATAGATGGATTGAAATAATTCCATTTAATCTAAGGCATTTTAGAATGGGAATATACATTACTGAAATTAGACAATTCCAACAAGATACTCATGCCAGAGATTTAAACAGTTCTTATAAGCCAAGCGGACCGGCACATCCTGAACAACAAGAACCTAAAACATTACATCAGCAATTAAATTTAGTGGCAAAGCCATTTATTAAATTGCAATTTGATTTTTGTGAATTCGATATTGATTCTATAGCTACCGTATATGCAGATATTACTAAAAACCCTGAAGCAAGAAAACCTAAAATAGCAATTAAATGGCAGCAAGTTTCGCAGTTAGGTGCAAAATATCCTAATAACGTTGAAGCAACTGAAGGCTTAGGTGTTGTTGGAAATCCTAACCCATACGATTTTGGACCATTTGATCCTCTACAATCAGTTAAAGATGCGGCTGCCGATAAGCTTAAATCTATTAAAGATGGCGTAATGGCTAAAGTAGACAGTTTTAAAGGTGCATTTTCTCAAGAACCTAATGGATTAGCAAATGTGTATGGTCATAGTAGAACAGGACTGAGTGGTCCTTTAGCAAGTTTAGCGGATCAAGCAATTGATAATTTAACAGCTAGTCTATTATTAGGAAACGTACACGGTGCAAACACATTAAGTAATATACAAGATGCGATTTCTTCTGGAAGTGTAAATGCCATAGCTAATTTAGCTGGACAATTATTTACTAATAACAATAGCAGCGGTGCGCCTGGAGGTATTCAACCTGGTAATATACATCCTACTGATAACTTTGCGTTAGATTCAACGCCAGACGGTAATATAAACCAAAAAGTTTACGATCCAATTCCTGCAGAGAAAACTAATCCTATTAATGATAATGTTTATGGTGGTCCAAACACAGGTGTTGATTCATCACCAGACGGTAACTTAAACGATAACGTTCATGAATGATAAAGAATTATATAAAGACAATATTAGAGAAACTCACTGGCTCGGTGAGGTAATTGTCAACGAAGATCCATTATTACAAGGAAGATGTAGAGTAAAAGTTTATGGTAAATTTGATTCATTAACAGATGAAGCTATTCCATGGGCAACTCCTATGAATAGAGACCAAGTAGGTGCACATTCAGTACCTAGAGTTGGAGATATAGTTGCTGTTAGATTTGATAACGGGAACATTTACCACCCAGAATATTGGTTTCAAATAGATCAAAACCCAGACTTAAAGACAGACATTTTAGAGGCATCAGATGCTCCACACGACGTTATTAGTTTAGTATATGATGCTGAACGTAATGTAAGAATCTATCATTCTCCTGAAGATGGTTTAGTTATCACTCGAGGTAGTGGTGCAAAAGAAAGACCAATGATACAAATAGACGAAGAGGGATTCATTAAGATAAGCACGGATGCGAAGATGTTCTTAGACTGTGGTGATATATTTGTTTCAAATGAAGGTGAACCTGGAGCAGATGAGACAGAGCCAGCAGTAAGAGGTCAATCTCTACAAGATTGGTTACAAATGTGGTTAGACGATTATAATGCACATATTCATCCAACTGGAGTTGGACCATCCGGTCCTCCAATGCCACCGACACCAGTTGTTGTTGGTCAATTATCAAGTACTCATATTAACTATCAACAAAAAGGTAAATAATTATGCCCGTAATTTGGCCATCATTTATCAGCGCAGCGGCTAATACAATTTCAAGCCACCAGTTTACAAAACCAGGTGGAGCTGGATTATCGTATGATATGCCCGAGTTTTCTACTGAAGTAGGAAATAGTTTAAACGCTGCATTTATTAAAGGTCCAGGACCATATATAAATGCTGTTGATCCAAATCCACTAAGCGGTAGATATGATTTTGGTAAAGCTATTGCACAAGATTATTTAGATGCAGTTAAAGGTAAAGCAATGACTCCAGTTGGAGCAACACATACTAATAATCCTGGGGCAGAATTAGCATTAACTGAAGGTTATGGTTTAGTATTTGAAAGATTATTAAGAGAAGGTGATATACCACTGATGGATCAAAAGGACGAAGATGGTAACATAACTGAAATGGGAAAAGAGTCTCACCCTGATTATGCTGATCTTTGTCCCGAACCAATAGTACCTCCAGACCCAATAGAAGAAGAAAAGAAAATTCAAAAGAAATTTGACAAATTTATTGAGGAAGCTAAAGACGATGACTTTTATGATTTACATAAGTTTAAGTTTTTTCAGTTTCATTGTTTAGATGGTAAAGAATCTACAAGTGATATTATTGATTTGTTTACTAATAGACTATTACAACAATTCGATTCGCTCAGTACTACAGGAACTTGGAGTAGTACAGTTAATAGAAGGTTTAATTATATTAGATGGGCCACTAGTTTAGGGAAAGATAAATATGAAAATTTCAACACTAATGATTATTATTATGCTAGCTCACAGTGGAAGAGTAGATTTCCATACGTTAATGTCTCTACTAAAACTAGGATTGGATTTGAAAATGCAGGCTATAATAATTGGAAAACAATAGTAGATGGAGTTTCCAGATTATTTAAAGAAGCAATAGACGTTGCATTTCCAGTATACCAGGTTTCAGTTGCTGCATCTGGAAATAAAGATGCATACGTATACATTGAAAATGATTTATATAAAAGAGTATCTAAAGGTAGAATGGCTCCAACTCCAATGCCTAAACCAGATCTTAGTGAAGATGTACTTTGTCCATTGAATCAATATAAATGTCAAACTTCTTTTGATAGAGAAAGAGATTTGCCACAATACGAAAGTAAAAGACCTAGAATATTAACAGATCATGTGGTTGCTTTCTTTTCATATGATAATGATACAATAGATAACGTTCAAAGTTATACTAACAATAACCAAAACGATAATTTAGATGAAGGCGAAGCTGCCGATATTATTTTAAGCGATTCAGGTCGTATTTTATGGTATGACAAATCAGATCAATATGTTGAAAATCAATATGTGAAGAATGAATATGAAAGACACTGGACTAAAATACCAGCCGGTATTACAAGTATTAGTCCAAACTCTGCCGATGCTAAAGCTGCGTTAACTCAATTTTTAGCATTAAATCCTAAAGATGGTGGAACTGTTTTTAAATTTCAATATGATCAAGCTAAGAAATCAAAAGAAGCAGCAGAAGAATGTGATGAGCTAGAAGATGGTGCAGAAATTGCATATACTTGGCCAGGTGGAGATCCATATGAAGAAATGGCAGCCATTACTATTGCATATTGGTATGCATGTATTGTAAAACCATTTACACCAACAACATCTATGCCACCTGCATTAATTCCCCCACCACTTACTGGTATTTATGTGCCAATTTATTACGGTGGTAAAACGAGATTAGCTAATAACTTGAGAAGAGCTTGGAACTCTGGTAAATCATTTATGATTCCACCAACAAAACCACCAGCAACTGTAGTTGCTACTGCATTAGCTGCTACTTATGCTATGCACTTATTAGAATTCAAATTACTTTATTTAGGTGGAATTCCGACACCTGCTGGACCTGTCCCGATGGTAGGTTTTGTACCTGTCGTGTTCTAAAAAATGGAAGGATATATAATATGTTACACTCTTAATATAAAAAAATGACAAACAAATCAAAAAGAGCTAGAATCGGCGAAACTACGGTTGATCTAGCAACAAAGACAGTACAATCGAATACTGAAGCAGTAGTAGAATCAACAACTAAGACAGAGGAATTAGAAGATACCAATGATCAGTGGTATAATGCAGAAGGAGAATTCATGTGGGATGAATATGAAGCTACTTGTGTAACTAGACTCAGAAAACCAAACAAACATATTAAAACCAGGAACGGAGACAAAGTTTACTCTAGAGAATTATATGCGCAAGAGCTATATGATAAAATGGAGAAGTATGAGTCTAGCGTTAACATGTTACCTGAATTACATGAAGGTGCAATTTATGATGGTACAGTATATGCTGTGACTTCAGATTGGATCACCGTAGATGTAGGATATAGGGAATCTGTTTATATTAAGTTTGAAAAAGAACCTGAATCGGTTCAAGCCCTGAGACCAGGTGAAACCACATCGGTGTTAATTACAACATATCAACCAGGATCACATGTTATTGGAAGCATCAGCGGTGGTGTTAAACAAAAAACATTCATGGATCTTAGAGATGGTGTTGAAAAAGGCGATACCGCTTGGGTAGGTACAGTTGTAAATATGATTGAGAATGGAGGTTACATAGTAAACGTTCAAGGAATTGATTGCTTTATGCCTGGATCATTAGCGGGTATTAATAAACTACATGATTTTAGTTCTATTATAGGAACTGAATTGTATGTCGTTCCTGTAAGTTTCTCACCAGATAGAGGTACATTAGTAGTATCACATAGAAAATATTTACAAGCGTTAATTCCTAGTAAAATAGAAGAATTAAAAGAAACTATTGATAATGAGAAAACGGGACATGTTACTGGAACTGCTAAATACGGTGTATTTGTTGAATTCGGTATGTGTTTAACTGGAATGATTCACAATAACGATTTAGACGAAGAAACATTAGTTAAGTTTAAGGCTAGAGAAATTAAACCTGGAGATGCTATTACTTTTAAAGTTAAAGATATTGTAAGTGAGAAGAAAATAACACTAACTCAAAAAGCAAATGTAGAAACTAATCCATGGGTAGATATTCAATCTAGATACCAAATTCCTTCAAATGTTGTTGCTAAAGTTAAAACTAAAAAGGACTACGGTTTATTTATTACAATAGAAGATGGAGTAACAGGATTACTACATATAAGTGAAATAGGTGAAGATACTATGTCAGTATTTAAACCAGGAGATGAGATCACTGTACAGATTACAAGGATAGATGTCGACTCAATGAAAGTATTTCTTAAGCTACCACAATAAGTTTAACGGGAGTGTGATATATAATCAAACGGTAATATCATACTCTAGATGCAGAAACTTAATATAAAATCTACAAAAGAACAGATCTTGAACTCCGCGCAAATAGGCGTGGAGTTTGAGTTCTATTCCAATATAGGGCTTGAAGAGACCCAAAAGTCTCTTTCTAATCTATTGAATAGAAAAATTCAACTAGAAGAAAAGTCACATTCAGATTTCGTACCAGACGATAAGGTCTTTAAAATGGAACCTGATATGTCAGGTGGTAAAGGACTTATAGAACTGGTAACCGGTCCAATTCCTTACAGAAATGCTAGGGTAATTATTATTAAAATGTTGGATTGGATTGATAAAAACGGATATACTAACGATCGTGCTAGTATTCACTTAAATATGTCATTTCAAACTGACTACTTAGAAGATTCGTTAATGGTTTCTAAAATGAACATTCTTAAATTTATTTTAGAGTTTGATGAGCAACAAGTTTATAATTTCTTCCCTTCTCGAGAAGGTTCAACATATGCTAAAAGTATAAAATGGGTTATGCCAGCAAGAGAAGCATATTACTTTGATGAAGATCATATTTCACCAATGAATTTTACGTTTGCTAATTCTAAGTACTATGGTATAAACTTTGAAAAGGCGCAGAAAAATTACTTAGAGTTTAGATATATTGGTGGAGAAGACTATCACAAAAGCAAAGAAGAAATATTGTATTTGTGTGAAAGGTTTATTATGCAAATGTGGAAATCATGTAATGATCCTAGGTTTACAATACAGAATAGAGTAGAACTTAAAAGAATTCTTAATAAGAATAAACCACTTATAGAGTCTCTAAAGGACCATACTAAATTAAACAAACATTTCCCTAATATTCACGTACTAGTTGATTTACAAGACAACGAGCAGGTTGTTAAGGTTCAATGGCCTAGAATAAAGGATAGGGTAATTGATTTAATAGCAAACGGTACTATGGAAAGAGGAATTATAAATTATGATTCTGATTATGGTACACTTCAAATAAAGGACGGAGTCTTTCCGGCTGTATTCATTTTAGATGGATATGAATTTATAGATTGTGAAATTAGAGGTAATGTAGAAAACTCTGCAATGTATAATTGCAACGTAGAAGGATCTATGCTTAAAAGATGTAATATTTACAGTAGTACAGAAATAAAAGACAGTAAAGTAGAATCATGCTATGTACATGGTAGTGCTACTGCTACTAATTGTTTTATATTTGGCCGTGATGGCGTATTTAAAGGTAGAACTATCGGTGGTATATACAGAGAAGGCTTCTTAGGAAAAGATGCTAGAATAGGAGATACTACTGAAGTTGTAGTTAGTAAAAAAATAAATTAAGAAATGAGTGAAATTAGAAGCGGAAGCAATAGTAATTTAATAACACCTAGGGATTTTGGAACAAACTGCCTAAACTCTTTTTTAGAAGAAATCGCAGATGAAATTACAGGAGCATGTATGTTACCTGTGAACCTGCCACAAAAAGAAGTTATTAACATAATTAAAAGGTCTAAAAAATGGATGTATAAAAAGTACGAAGACTCTGTTAGAGAAAACTATTATCATATTCCCTTTGAGACTTTTAATTCACCTTATTTTGTAGAGAATAGGGTTCTTAATTTACCTGGACCAGCAACTGATGGTGGCGGTGGAGTATTTTCAGTATATGGCGTATATGATTTAACATCTGGATGGAATTCAGTTGGATCTGGAATGGATCTTAGATTCCAGCCCGGTGCAGATTTTGCATTAGAAAGAATGTTATTTAGAAATATGTACAATGGATCAGGTCCAGCTGAAGCTGCAGAAGAATTACAGTACTATGTATTAAATGCTTCGTTGGCCGATATGTCTAGACAGATTCTAGAAAATCCTATTTCTTATCAATATCAGAGAAATACTGGTGAATTAAAGATTATGGGTGATACACCTAAGGGTGATGTTATATTAGAATTGTATGAGACTATTCCAGACTGTGCCCTGTATGACGATGAAATATTCTTTAGATATGTTAGTGCTAAAATAAAACAATCATTAGGTGCTAAGTTAGGCATCTTTAAATTTGCATTACCTGGTAATGTTGAATTTGATTATAGTGCTATTAAAGATATGGGTGATAGTGAATTAGAAGCAATAGAAGAAGAAATCAAAGGAGATGAAGGTGTAGACTTCATGTTCCATAGTTAAAAAATTGAGATACATATATAAATGGATTTTTATATAAAAACTTTAGGAGACCCAAATTGGAACGATACACAAGTCCAAACTAACGGTGAGATAGAGCAACTCGTTCAACAGATCGAGACTGTTTTATTTACTGGAAAGGCTGATGTTTTAGGATCACCTGGGTTTGGATGTGATCTAGAAAGTTACATATATTCTTTAGGATATAATGAAGGTCAATTAAAGGACGTGTTAGACACGCAAATTAAATATTATTGCCCTTTAGCACAAAAATACAGCGTTTCAACTAAGGTTAACTTCCTTAAAGGTAACGTTAGAGATATTGCATATATTGATATAACAGTAGACAGCAAATATCTCGTACAATTAAACATTAGATAAAATGGCAGAATTAAAATTTATAAGTACACTAAGAGCAACCGCAAAGCAGGTCAGTGATGATGCTAGGGTTTATATTTCTAGGGTTTATGGAAGAGCAGGTACATTATTTACTGAAGCATCGCCATTTGCTCAAATTATTGGTGTAATAACAGAGATTCAAGAATTAATATTATTTTATCTTGAAGATGCATTGGTTGAACAGAACATATATACTGCCCAACACCCTGAATCAATATACGGTATGAGTAGACTTACTGGTCACGATGCCACTAGAGGATTCGCAGCAACTGGTGAAATAGAATTTAGATGGAAACCAGGTGTAGATTTTGATAAAATATCAGGTGGTGGAATTACAATAGAGAATAGAGCTGAATTAAAGTTTGATCTTAATGGATTAACTTACACTTTATTAACAAGTAAGGATAGATTTAGATTAGAAAAAAGTAACAATAAAATAATTAACACTGCAATTATACAGGGTAAATTTGAAACACAAACGTTCACAGGTGACGGTCAACCATTACAATCGTTCAACGCACAGACAAAAGGATTAACTGATCATAGTAAAATAAGCGTTAGTGTTAACGGTGAATTATGGACAAAGCAAGAATCTCTTTATGATTTACAAAGAGATGAAAAAGGGTACCTCATTAAAACTGGTATTTCAGGTGGATTAGATATTTATTTTGGAAACACAGCGTTTGGTATGGCACCTCAACAAGGTTCTAAAATTGAACTAGAGTACGTTACTCATGATGGTAAAAAAGGAAACTTAGATGATTCTAATGATTTAACATTAAAGTGGCAAGCACAAGGCGTAGATTCTTTAGGCACTCAACATGACCTAAATAATTTCTTAGATATTACAGTTACATCATCTCCAAAAATGGGAACAGATAGAGAATCTACTCAGTTTACTAAGATCATGACTCCACTTGCTAGTAAGTCATTTGTTTTAGCAACACCTGACAATTATGAATACTTCTTATCTAGATATGGTATATTCTCTTATTTAGATGCATATAACACTACTGATGATCAATATTTAGATGACGATAATGTAATTTATATTTTTGCAGTTCCAGATGTTAGAAAGAAACTAGCCAAAAACCAAGATTATTTTTCTATACCTCAAGAAGAAATGTTTTTCGATGATCAAGAGTATGAAAAAATGCGTAAAGTATTACAAGACAGTGGTCAACAAATGGTAACGACCGAAGTAGTTTTTGTTAAGCCTAAGATTAGAAAATATAGCATGGATGTAAACATTAGGTATTTCGAAGGATTTACAAAAGATGAATTATCTATTGATATTAGATCTAAAATAGATGAGTACTTATTAAATGTAACAAGAAGAGATAAGTTGCCTAAATCTGATATTATTTATATCTTAGAAGAAATAGAAGGTATTGACGCAGTTAACGTTAAATTCATATCTGAAACTGAAGAGACAGCTAGAAGATTGGGTTATTTTGAATCTAAAACAGTATCAGTTGTACCACAAGATCCAGTAACTTTAGAAAACGTTGGAAACGGAAAACAAAAATATGTGTTCTTTAAAAGAATAGAAGAAGTTAGCACAGTAACAGTTGATGAAAATACCATTATACCTGAAACTGTAGTCGGATTAGACAGATGGGGTGATATTATTATGGAGAAAGAAGAAGTTGCAGTATTTAGAGGCGGATGGCAAGACAGAGACGGCGACGAGATTGTTGATGATGTTTTAATCAATGCAGAAGCTGCATTAAGTATAAACTTTGATGGAGACCCGGTTCCTAGGACAATATATACTAGACTACAAGCAGGTGATAGAAAAGCACTAAAGAAATAAATAAAATAACATGAATTTATTTAAAGACTTACTAAAATATGATCCTTCAAAGATCTATGATGTTTCCAAGGAAAGACATGATAGTAGACTAAATGTTGGTAACCAATATATGAGTGAAAGTTTCTTAAATAAAATGTTATCTAAGCATATTATTAGAAATAGAATACTACGTGATTTTTTAATATTCTTAGATGATGGTTTTTTTGTAATGATCAAGGGTGTTAGAACGCTCAAGGGATATAAAAACTACACAGTTAAAAAAGGAGACAAACATATTAGATAATGTATAATAATTTAAGATTTTTTAACGGCTTAGACAATGATCTAAATTTACTTCAAAATGCAGAAGGTATCTGGAAGGGTACTCTCTACTTAGATGAAGTTTCTGTGCAGTTATATGAAACTGTCAACCTTTTTGTATTAGAAGAATGTAAACACTTAGGTGATCTAGTAGCTAATACACCAGTTGCAGAAAATGCAGCCGCTACCAAGTTTATTTTTAAATGGCAGAAAGACACTTTAGGAATGTCTGATGACATTATAATGTACAGTACTAAATTATCTGAAGGTAAAATTCTAGTAGATAATAAAGAGTTTGTTGAATTTGAAGCAGAGGATAACTCAATAATAGACTCAACCGATGTAAGTGGTATAAAAGAATTATCTGTTGCAAATCAAGTTGCACTACAAGTGAACTTAGCTTTAAGTTCTAAAATAGCAGGGCCACACAGTAGAATATTACACATGTATCAATCTGTTGCAGGTGTAGAAACAAAAATTGCAGAGATAAAAATATATGGTGAGGTTATTGAAGAAGACGAAAGGCTTAGTACTTTACTTTCTAACCTTGGTGCAACATTAGATATTGGTGATTTTATGTTGTTTAAAACACATGACATTAGTGAAATGTCTCCAGATTTTAAACTACTTAATAAGAAGCGTAAAGAACTACTCCTAGAGTTACATAACATCAAGCCATTCGTAGGAACTTACAAAGCTATATTGAATGCTATAGATTTCTTTGGCTATGACAGAATCACTCTAAAGGAATACTGGCTTAATGTTGATAAATCAGCAGAAAGCTTCGGTAAAATGTATGCAGTTCCAGTGCCTAACGCATCTAAGCGTGGTGAAATGATTCGTAAAAGATTAAAGTTTAATGTTCCTAGTAGTACAATTAAGAAAACTAGCAGATTTAGTTTAGTTTATAGAATTAACGAACCTACAGGCACATTTGATCAATGGGATATTCCTAATGTACAAGAAGTATTTGATTTTACACCCGAAGAAGTTTTAATAAAATTATACGGACTTAAAAACAGATTACAAAAAGATTTCTTACCGTTAAATGCTAAGATTATTGACATTACAGGTGAGGCTGATTACTTTGCTCAAAAAAACTTAAACGTTTGGAATATTCAAAACGGAGTTAGTTTCTTTTCAGAAGGACATGATATAAAATTTGAAGCTCATCCAAAAGGAAGGCCAATATTTATAGAAGATACATCAATGGTTCTTAAGAGTCACTTAGATCAAAACGATGATACTTCTAACTATAATACATTATTAAATTTAGAATACGGAAAAGAAGATACTCTTCAACAAAATGAAAGAGAAGATTTAATAGAAGCACATTCTAAGTTTTATCATAATTACTATGATACACAGTTAGATTCATATAATCAAAATATTCCTATCGGTGCTCCTATTACTTTAGATGGCACATTAACATTCGATGATATTTGGTCTGAAGCTAAGTTTACATGGGATGATGCAGTCGATGCTAACGAAAATCTTAAAGTTACTTGGGACAATTGGTGGAAAAGATGGGTTTATGAAATAGAATGGATTATAACTAATAAAGATCAAGGATATGATCAGACATTTAGAGGTCCAATAGACAACTTCTTAGTATTTCCAATAACATTACCATTTGTTGGACAATATTCTGTTGAAATGAGAACATATGATCTTTTTGGACATAGATCACATTTTAGAATGGACGATTTGATTAATATTAGGTTGAAAGAGTTAGAATTATATGGCATATACAAGTGGAAAGAACAAACAGATTGGGATTCTAAGAAATTAGATTGGTCTAAGTCAGGTGGTTATTGGGATTTCCCTCAAGACAACTTAACAAAAGTTGAAGATGATATAGCCACGCTATACTTAACACTAGATAGAGCAAACTATGTACACAGAGAAGATGATCAAGGTATTAGATTCTCAACAGTGCAAAGATTTGTAGATGTTTATTCAGAAATAGGTTTTAGTGAAAATACTGGACCATACACATATGACGAATCTACATTTAGGTGGAGAGATACTGAGCATTTATGGTGGGAAGCAATGAGAGTTGGAACAGATTTATCTGCAAGCTTTAAAATAAACGACATATCTCAAGGTGAAATATTAAAGGTTTCACATGTTGATAGAAACGGTCAATTATTTGAAGGAGCACATGAAATATTATCTCCAACACCCTCTAGTACTTCTGATTTATTCGCATGGAATGCAATAGCTGAAGAACTAAATAATAGTACTGATTTTGTTATAAGTAAATTTAATTACAATCCAGTATTTGAAGACGTTGATGGAGTTGATCCATTGGCAAACGATATATTTAGATTTATTTTAGCAACAGGCGAAGAGTATTCATATACTTATGATTTTGAAGATGTGCAAGTAAAAACTAATAATTTATCAAGCACATCTAGTGTTAGTGGTGAAAATCACGTAGTACACTATAATCCAACATGGGACGACACTAGAGTATTTAAGGATTATGCTGAGGTTGAAAGATCTACGCACGTAACTATTTCTACTGATATTTCTAAGTTCCCTGGAGCAAAGAATGCAAAATGGACTATTCAGAATATAAGTAATCCAGAAATCACTGATATATACTATAATAATATGTGGCTGACTTACATATTCAAGCAACCTGGATATTACTCCATATCGCTCGAAGCGGAAGACACACATGGAAACAAAAACGTTGTAAAACGAAACATGCTAAAAGTAAAATAAACAAATAAAATGGCAAACATTACAGAAATCTTAGGAACTGACTCGGTATCATCATCGAGACCAACTATTAATAATAACTTTGAGTTATTAAACGATGAGTTAGCTAGTGTAACTGCTCTATTAAATCCGACAACATCGGTTTTAAGTGGAGTAACTAACATTACTACTTCAGCTATTACAGTTTTGCAAAACAACTTAACGTTATTACAAGTTAACCAAAATGGCGGAACAGTAGGAACAGACTTTACATTCAACAATGCTATCACAGCCGCAGGCAAGGTGATATTTAGCGGTGTTGTAGGTTCAGCTGCAACTGCTACGACAATCGCTGCACCAACAACGCTTGAAAAATCAACATACTTCGTGGATGCTGATTTTACATTGCCAGCTGCAGTAGACGGTCACGAAGTTATGATTATAGCTACAGCGGCATCTACTCTTTTAGTAGCTGCAGGTGTTGATATAGCTGCAACTTCAATCGCACTCGACGGACTTAACTCAACAATTACATTAAGATGTTTTGGAAATATCTGGTACGTAGTTAGCTCACATAAAGCAACTATTGCTTAATAAACAAAATTAATAAAATAAATGGCGACTCCTTTAGTTAGAATACCACAGCCGCAAGGCGGCACAATGTATGCATTCGCATCGGCTGCAAGAGACATAACTAGGGCCTTTAACAATCCTGATCTAAAATTTGAATTTAGCAAGTATGCATTACTTGATCTACCAGATTTTACGCAATCTGTTACAGGCTCTAACACGATTGATTTTGAACTTGGTTTAAAACAAGCCTCAGGTCAATCTTATGTTGCAGGGATGCCAAATGTAGATTTCGCGCAAACTTTTCAGAATTACGCTCTTAACCTAGAAGAAATTCTATTAAGAGATGATGACTATGATCCAATCATTTTGCAATCAGATGCTGAAAAGGTATTCTTTAAATGGATGTCAAAATTAGGTGCTGTAGATTTTAGACCAACAGACTCTAATGAGAGTATTAATGGTTTATATGCAGAAAACGATAACGCTATTTTAGGTGGTGCAAATTACGAAAGACTAGTGAAATATCTAGGAACTATTGACGCAGAGAACGATGTGACTTATTCTGATAATACTTATCATGAAGTTTACGTTAATGTTCCGACATCAGTAGGTTACACACCGACTGTTTTATTTAGACCAACTAATTATAATACAACTGCTACTAAATTATATGCAGATGATTACATTAAAGGAAGAGCAGGTCAAGTACACCCAGATCCTAATATTAATATAGATTCAATTGTCGATGAATACAATGCAGAAAGCGGACCGTATTATGACATTCAAACCAATGCAACTAATTCAGTACAAATTGAATTTGCTGCCGGAAGCTATGCTGCAATAGAACAAGACCCAGACACTACTTCTATTTTAGAATTTTCTAAAAAAGGTCAAGAATTTAGATTTAACGCTATATTAGTTTATTATGATCTTTACAGTGAATCAGTGCCTGCAAATAGAGCAACTAATTTATACGGCATCTTAATACTAGATGATATTACAGATTCTCCAGGACCTGGTTCAAAAATACATGAACAAATTAAGTATAAACCAAATGAAGTTACTGGACTTAACGGTAACGCATATTCATTAAAGCTAAACTTAAAATTTAATTCTTCTCTTGACAACGTAGGTGTTGAAACTTCTATAAATGATTTTACAACATTCTCTATGGATTTATTCATGGACACAACAACTGCGCTTGAAAACGCAACACAATTACTTTTAGAAGCAAATACAAGATACTTAGGTATTAACACTAGATTATACGATTTAGAATCATTAGTTTTAATGTCTAATGATAGTGAAGATATTATTAATAGAATAGCTGCTGTAGAGACTGACTTTGAAAATGCGTCTATTCAGCTGCAAGATTCAAAATCTTTATTACAATTAATAACTAAGGCACACGATAAAATCAATAGATTAATCGACGGTACAGTCCCAGTAGAATTACAATATAATACTGATGTTATATTTAATGGTAAAGGTACTGCCGTTGATAAAACAATTGAGAACAAAATAAAAATCAATAACACAGTATACGGTTACTCTTTAGGTGAAGCTTGGATATACAACATGTCTGCAGAAGCTTTAGCTGCTAAATTGTCCACCACTGAACAGTTCGATGCAAACGTCAATGGCCAAGGTGCTGATAAATTTGCGATCTGGACAAAATTACAAGAATATACTAATAGACTAAGCTTAAACGGCTTGTTATCATCGGATCCAAATAATGATCTGAATATATACATTGACGACAGTTCTATTTCATGGAAAGCTGGTCAAACGCTTAAGATAGTATTTGATACAATAGACATGCAAGGTAACAGTATTAAAATCTATTCTGATAAAGTTAATAGATTTGATAAATTAGTTGCTGAAATAGATGTTAGTCAACTTTTAACAAATAAACCATATATTGAGATAGTATGTGTAGATCCTACCGCCTATCTCTTTGAAGCAGATATTTTAAGATAATATGAATACTAACAACTCACTTTCTAACACGCTCAAGAAGCTTCTTGAAATCAATGCTAACTCTTTAAAGGTATACGAAAGAGTTAACGAAGCTGTAACCACTGAAAAGAAAGATATTCCTTTGGAAATCTTGGCACCAGATGGTACAACTACTACAGTTTATGTACCTGCGTTCGGTTATATGAAACGTGAGCTAGATAGACTAGACACAAACTTAAAGGCGCTTACAGGTTTAGGAAACGGCAATACTAAAATTAAGTTAGCTGATGGAAGTTATCAAAAAATTATTACCTCAGCATTAAAAACACCAGCTAACGACATTACAAATGTAATTAGACCTGAACGTTTTGCTACTAAAAGTAATTATTTCTTTGAAGATTTCTTAAATCCACTATTGACAACGTCTTTAGATGTTTCTGGACAAGTTGCAGATGATACTGAACGTGTGTTAATTAAAAGAATTATTTTTGATTCTACTAACGACACTACTGTAGAATTTTTTAAAGAAAACTTTAAAAACAAAGAAGAGCTTGATTATTATACTGTCATCAAAGACGTTGTAAATAATAATTTAACATATGTTGTTGACGAAGAGGTTAGAGATTTACCTTTTAGAAATAGTCAATACGGTGGTAAGTTTGAAATTACTGATATAGTTACGTTGAAAAAGGATGTTATTGTCGATGGTGTTACTAAAAAGAAATCGGTTAGGTTAGTAACTGTTGATAAATTAACATACTCTGACAATGCTAAAGATGCAGATGATACTGAAATACTTAAAGTGGGCGATGAGCTAATGCTTAACAATAGTGGGAAGAACACTAGATATAAGATTTCAAAAATAGATGGATCTGAAAGACAATTAGAATTAGAAATAATAGAAGGTTACGGAGCACTTAGAATAGGTGTTGATGCACTATCTATTTACAAATATGTTAAAGGTGGATTATCTGTACAGGTTAACTGTGGATTCAATGAAAGAGTTTTAGTATTTATTAAAGCTATTGATCCAGATTCAAACATGTTGGCAGAAAAATGGTCACCGGGTATTGGTCTATATACTAATGAATTAACTCTTCTTCAAGAAGATGGGACATTTATTAGATTAGATGATTATTACAAGGAAAACGTTGCAGATTTCGGTCAATATATTAAAGCACTTAAAGACGATGCTATCCCACCTGCAACCATAGGTGTGACTCCTGATGCTCCAGTCTTGGACAACAGTAACTTTAAGGTTGTACAAATTAACAGACACCTGACTAAGAATGACGCATCTGATAAGATTAAAAAGTTCTCGGCAGATAAAACTTCAGTTGAAGAAACAATTAAGAAATTAGACGATACTATTTCTAAGAAAAGAAGTGAGATTTCAACTAAGAAATATGAATCTGAAGTTCAAAGAGACAAAGACAAGAGTGAGCTTAATGCATTAATAGAAGAAAGAGCAAGTGAAACTAAACTTTATAATAGTTTGGTAAATCAAATTCAATCATTATCTTCTAGTACTAATGCTACGAACATCACACCTAAATTTAGAGTTAGAGGTTTTTGGGCTGTGCCTAGACCTAAAAAGGTTGCAGATACAGTTCCGCAAAGCGTGGTACAATTCTCAGTACAATATAGATACTTATCGACAAATGGTAAATCAGGAGAAGTTTCTCAGTTACCATTCACTGATGGTACTAGAGAGAAAACTGCAGTATTCTCAAACTGGAATGAAATTAAAACTAAAGTTAGGCCAAGAGGAAGAGTAGTTACAAGCACACCTGCTAGCCTTAGCTTATCACAAGCTAACAGAAATCTTTCAACAACACCTAGAATAGGAAAGTTTGAGTGGAAAGAATCTTTAGTAGAAGATGCACAGGAAATTAATTTCAATCAATTAGATATTGCAATTAATCAAAACGAATTAGTTGAAATTAGAGTAAGATCTATTTCTGAAGCAGGTTATCCTGCAAACCCAATATATTCTGAGTGGTCAGCACCAATTACTATTGATTTTCCAGAGGCTGAGATTGACACAACTGATTTAGATGGACTAGTCCAGAAAAACTTAGCGGAAGTAGCTGCAGTTAAAATATCTGAAGAATTAACTTCTAAAGGTGTATTTACACACGTTGATGAGAGCTTTGTCGCTAACGAAAAGTTTTATGCTCACAACGCAGCATCAATAGCATCTGGTTTCTTATCAGCAGAACAAAAACCTATCTCAGTATTCGACAAGCTAATTGCTTTAGAATCTCAAATAGCTGCACTTAAAGAAGGTATCGAGGCTGAAGTTGGTGAATTAGTAGTTACATTAAGATCAGAAGACGGTACAGTATCTGTTATACAAAACAATACGGTTAACCAAATATTTGCTGGTTATTATGTTGACGAAGTTGCAGAACTTACAGTTAAGAAAGGACACATTGTTACTAAGACATTCAAATTATTATTAGAAAATACTAAAGCAACACAATTAGAATTAGTTGCAAGATTAACTGGAGATAGAAGTAAGCCAGTTTACAAATCATCAGGTTCAGGTTCTACAGAACACAGTAACGGATTTGGTGTTCAGTTAAATGATCAAGAAACAGCAAGCATTGATACTAAAATTGCATCTGATACGTATTATACATCTCAAGGTAAATATGATTTAGCTCCAATACAATATCAAAATGTTTCTCCATCTGCGATTGCTAATGTAGAAGATTTATTATTGTCTGCTCCGTATCAATCTGCACAAAGAAGAGGACAATTCATATACAACAGATATATGGATGTCGCAAATCATAATCCTCTTTATGTGACTGAATCATTAATAGATGGAGCTCCTGCAAGTTTAACTAATTACGAATATACATTAAGTTATGCTACATTTGAAAGTGGCTCTAGTAATATAATTCTAGAAAACCCAACAGGTGACGGTACATCAAACGACTTTATTTGGACCGGTACATTCGGCGTAGCACAAGGAGTGTCAAACCTAAATATGGACTTTGGTGCAAATATGGTAGATGTATGTTCTGTTGGAACAATAGGTGCAGCAGCATACAACACGGGTCTTTATATGCATAAGGATCATCCAGATTTAGAAAATCTATACGCAGGTTGGTTAACTGATGAGGTTAATCAAGTTATGCTTCCTTATTCAGAAGCAACACAAAAGGCTTCATTACAAGCACTTGTAAACGGTGCAACCCACACAATGCCAATTACATCTACGTTTGTATCTGGTAAATCATTTAGATCAGTTGGTGCATTTGGTGCAAACTTTATTAATATTAATAATGTTAAAGCTAAACAACAATTAGGATT